AATGCTCGACTGATCAGCATCGCCCCGCAGATGTATGAGATCATTCAAAAGATGCAGAGTGAGGAAGCCCAAGCACTGGTGCGCTACATGGAAAAGGAGACCGATCATGCAGATTAAAACCATCAAGAGGGGCGAGAAAGAAATTGACTACGACCGCCTGTACAAAGCCTATGAGGGGCTGATAGGATGGATCGAGACAAATGACGTGGACGGGCAAGAGACCATGGGCTTGCTAGTCAAAGCCGCAGTGGCCTTGGCTGTGACGAATCATCTGCCTAAGAATGAAGTCATGGAAGTTGTGGCAGTCACCTATGAGATTGAACGCTCCATGCGTCCTAGGTCTGATGAGGTTCATTGATGAAGAAGATCAAGACGATCACCCAGTCAGACCCAACCTTTCTCAAAACCACGTACTACTATGACAACCTTGTTGACCTCGTTAACCATGAACGCTTTGTCAATCCCGCTGAGAAGTACATCACCTATGCGCAAAAGGCATGGGCTGTCTATCGGATGGGCAGAGACCGAGTGCCCCGCTACTGCGGGAAATATCCAAGCATCATTCAAGCAGTGAGAGTCGCACGAATTTAAGGGAGCATTGCGCTCCCTTTTTTTTGGTCTAAACACAAACGTTTAAACACATGAAACGCCTGAAACGCCTGAAACGTTACCTGAAAAACGTACTGACAAAACTGACGAAACTCCGTTTAAACGCTTACCGGGCAGCCCCGGGTTTGGTTTACCCCGGGTAAACGTTTAAACACATCACGCAGCAGCTGCTGGCTGCATTACTGTTTAAACACTGTTGTTATAAACAGCGGAGTTTTTTTACCGACATACGCTCCGAGGATATTGAACTCAAAAAATTCATAAGCCTCATCCACACTCATAGACCGACTCAGAATTTCCACGATCTTTGTTGTGTCATAGGCAACGACAGGCTCATCGCCTATCCTTTCTGCCACCCCGATGATCGCCTCATCAAACTCTTCCTCCGATAAGAAAAGAAGTTCCGTGTCCCAATCGCCTGCCAAGTCTTCCCTGATGTTTAAACGGGGATTATCAGTAGGTTCATCTGGTGAGCTACCTGCGATCTGGTTATTGTTTAAACTTTCAGAATGCATCTAAGTTCTCCGAGTAAGTCCCTGCGGTTTTGTTGTACAGCATTGTTGTTTCGCCTTGTGTACCGACCCATCTGTAGCGGCATTTCCAAACTGCGATCTCTACGTGATGATCTTTTCTGTGGACAGTCAAGCCGCAGTCAGTCTTAGCCCACCATGCCATTGACCCTGCGATCGACATCCCGTCAGGGCGGGGCTGTTCAGTGCCCTGTCGGGTGATCTTAGATGGGTGAGCAACAAACCACGTATGCACGTCATGTGCCTTACAAAACTTCTGAACCCTCGTCAGCATATCGCTGATGGCGGCTGTCTCAGTCCCGTCACCCCGTGGTAACTCAATGTAGTTATACGGGTCAATGACCAATCCCCGAACTCCCATTCTCTTAACGGCAATTCTTGCCCTGTCCAGTATTGACTCAAGTGTTGATGGCTCTTCCCCGTTTGTATCGATGAACAGGAAATGTTCCTTAACGAATTTAAACGCCTCATCTTTCTCGCTCTCAGCCATCCGATCCCTGCCCTCAAAGAATCGCTTGCGGGTATAGATTTCCATCAGTCGGCTGATGTGAATCTCAGGCTGATTCTCAAATGAACACACGGCAAACTTCCAATCATGTGCCTGTGCAAGGTTGACCATGATCTGATCCACAAAGTTTGACTTGCCCGATGACGGGTAACCAGTCACAACTGTTAACTGTGCAGGGGCTACTGTGTAAATCTCGTCCACCGATGAATAACCTGTCGAGAACCCTTTACCTGTTCCCTTCGTATATAACTCGTTTAAACGCTCATAAAAAGTTCCCGCGTCCGAGATGCCCGAGACTGGGTAGGGCGCGGCTGATGCCAGTAGTTCCCCTACCTTAGACGGGTCATCAAGCATTACCTCGTTTAAATCTTTCTTTTCAAATTTGGCCAGACGGCATTTTTCTTTTCCGATTCTGCGAGCCAACTCTTCGGCTAAGGCTTGCCCTGCGGTGTCTTGATCAGTTGCAAGAATGACGTAAGGGACTGCGTCGAGTACCTCACGGGCGTTCCATACATAGGCGAATCGTTTGTCTTCGGATGGAAGTACCTTTCCGTCTGCGACCTTGATGGGTGCTCCACTTGGTACGCTGACAACATTTTCATAACCAAGTTCCATAAGGGATAAGCAATCTATCTCGCCCTCAACGATGATGAGTGGCTCATCCTTTTTAACAAGGTCAATACCAAAGAAGTCATGCGCACCGCCTGAGTCTTGTGTGAAGTCTTTCTCGGGGAATGAGCGGTACTTGGCGGCAACCAATGCACCCTGTCTGTAATATGGGAAGCCAATGGCATCTGCGCTTTTGCCAAGCTTGCTGAAGTATTTCTCAGCGGCAAACAACTTCATCTTGTCTGCGGTTGCGGGTGATATGCCACGTGTGGCTAACCATAGGTAATGATGGTCTTGCAGTTTGTTTGAAACAATAATTGGGTTTGGTACGGCTGACAAAATTCTCTCCTGTTGTGGTTGGACTGAGCCGCTAGTCTGACAATGATGGCAATGAAACACGACCGCCCCGTCTGCTTTGCGGGTTAGGGTCATGTCTTTCTGATTTGATTTTCTGCGTTCAGCAGAACAGTATGGGCAAGCAACCCGTGTAGATTCGTTGAAGTGGAACTGCTCCACGAACTCTGCGTTCATTTCATCCTGCCGCTGCTGGTGCGTTTAAACGAACGATTCTTGCTGGGAGATTCAAGGCGGATGCCATCTGCGTTTGATCCACCCTTGGACAAAGCCTTGACATGAGCCACGTCTTTACCTTGTCGGGTCACACCCTTAGCGTCCAATTTCCTACGGGCACGTTGACGCTCCATTCGGTCTTCGTGTTCGCCTCGGGCTTGTTGGGTCTTGTATTCTTGTTTGTAATCTCTAGTCATATTTGCTCCTTGGAATATTGATTAAACCGCATGAAACCTGACGAGGTCAATTGGACAAAGATAAAAATCTTGAGTCACATCTTCGTATCGTGAGTCCTTACGCTTTTCTGAATACCATTGTTTACACGTAATGGAATTGACGACTGCGATGTGTTTTAAATCTGCGCTTTGGATGATGTATGCATAAGGCTTGGGCTTGGCATTGTCAAACGAATGCTTAGCGCAGACGATAAACTTCTCACCGAAAGGCCAGTCCGATTTGTTGGTGAATGTGATGCCAAGTGTCTTGACTTCCACGCGCATGTTGATGTAGAGGTCACCATTGTCTACATGCTTCATCCGATTCTCATAACTGTCTGAGACAGTCGATGGCGGTATCGTTACTGAGTACCCCAAACTGTTTAACCAATTGGCGGCTGAGATTACGCCCTCATGGCTTTCACTTAAATGCTTAACGAACTTTTGAAAGTCTCTTTGTCTTGTTTCCATCTCTCTCTCCCTTTAAGTATCTAGTTGTATTTTTTAAATATCCAATTCAATCTGCTCGGGTGCGGTGTAGTTCTCGATAGGTATTCCTTTGTCTAGTTGGGTGATGATGTCTTCTTGTGTGGCGACTCGGATGGTCATGATTCCTAATGACACATGCGCTATCGCTTGTCTGCGATTGGATGCACGGATCAGTCTGACCTGATCACCGACACCGATGGTGTAGACCCTTTGCTTCACGCTTGTCCCCTTGCTCGGATTTCATTCGCCACTCCGGTGCGAGGGAATCCGTTACTGTTCCAATTCTCAGCAATGTCGGCACACGCCTCACGCTCTGCTTTGATAGCGGCATTTACTTCTGCTTGAGTAACTCTACGAAAATCACCTCTGTATTCTTCAAGCACGTGCTGTGCTACTAGATTGGCAAACGCTATAACAACTGCGTCATTCCAGTTGTAGTCATGGTGTGGATCGTTACTGGCAACTTTCCACATGTGTTCAATTTCTTGTCGTGTCATCTTCTCTCCTTGTTGTTAAAAATTATCAACGAATTTAATTGCGTCTTCCATACCATATAAGATGGTAACGGGGACACCAAAGTCGTTGTAACGTTGGCCTTGTCGGGTATCTTCCCAACTTGTTTTGTGTTTAATAGCACTGCGTTTAATCTCAATGATGTGGCTCAAAGAGCCGTTATCAAATATTGCAATGTCAAACCTGACATAAGCCTTGCCCTTGTACTTTGTCTTTACTTCTCCCCTTGCGTTAACGCCTAAGCTTCTAAGCCTGTGCCACACATACGCCTGTACTTCAAACTCCGTGTGACCCGTAGGCTCTTTCACATCATGCCTTGCCTGTTCCATATTTCCCCTTTGGTGAATGTTTGAACAAAGCACAGCCTTACCGTAGTCAAAACTAAGGTTCGCTCTGTGCCGTGATTTCCCCTTCGGAGCCATGTCATCACCTCGCACTAACCCAGACTATTTCAACCACCGCGCTCTAGGTTTCGCCCACGCTCCCTGCTTTGGCTTGCTCGTGTAACAGGGTATTTAACAGGCGACCACTGACGTACCGCATCGCTTGCGAGTTGTCGTAGAGGGAGGAGGAACTAGAACGGCTCACATAGAGCAGTGTTTTCAAAACGTTTACCCGCAAGTTGAGGGTTGTGTGATGGCGCTAACCCATCACCCGTTCTAGTTCCGAAACGAAAAAGCCGTTACAACTGCCCTCGGTAGGAACCCTGCGGAAAAAACCAAGGGCGAGAGCATGTGTAACGGCTTTCAATCGTCGCTTCCTACGGCAACGCTTTAATTATAAGCACAACTTTTATGGCTGTGTCAACAAGTATCAAAAATATTTTTAGCAGCGCATCCGGGGCGGCATATGGCGTTTAAACACATGCGCCGGGGCTGCTTCTGGGAAGTTTAAACACCCGCTGCTGGCCAACTGCTGTGTTTTGTGCACCTGTTGTATTTTTGATTTAAACTACGAGCACCACAACTTGCAGTTGCTGGCACTCTCCTCCCTTATGGGTTAGCCCCTCCGAGTTTTCTTGGCGGGGCTTTTTTTTGGAGCTACCTCGGGGATCTTCTCAATGATGATCTCTGCACGGGGGTTCTCAGGATCAAGCCCCCAGTAACAATGACGCTCTTTAACCTGACGGTCGTTCTCATATATGAGTCCCTGCATCAGGTCTAGGATCAGGCTCTCATCTAAGTCGGGTCGCCTTGAGGCATAAAAAATATAGAGGGTGACTCGCAGATCACCCGTCATCAGGGTAGGTAGTTTCCCGCATTGTTGCCTAAAAACATCAGAGTAACTGAGTGCTTTCTTAGACTTAATCAGCCTAGACATACCACCGTAGTGAACAACTCGCCTTGAGTTTGCTTTAGAAGCTGGCTCACCAAAAATAATTTGTGATAGTACTTGCAATTCTTGCGGAGCATCGCTATTATTGAGGTCTGGGTTCATAACAACTTTCAGGAGAGTAAATGAAAATAACCAACAAACAAGGCTTACCCGCACCGTTAGTGGCTTTGCTTGCGAGAGACTTCTACACCAAGGGTGCTTCTCAGTATAGCGTAACGGAGTTAATGTCGCCACCAAAGATCCGCAGAATGCGAGAACAGTACGACGAGGAAATGGAGGTTGACGTTACCAAACTGATTGCTTCACAGCTCGGCACATTCATGCACGCCAAGCTTGAGGGCAAGACAGTTGAGGGCTACACCAACGAGGAACGCATCTTTCACTCCATTGATGGCATCACCATCAGCGGTGCAGTTGATTTGCAGGAGCACACAAATGACGGGATTGTCATCATTGATTACAAGTTTGTTAAGGCTTGGTCAGTCATGCAGTCTAAGGATGACTGGGTCACCCAGTTGAACATCTACAAGTGGCTTGTGGAGACAGTCAAGAAGCAGAAGGTCTGCGGTCTAAAGATCTGCGCAATCATCAAGGACTACACCGCCCATTCAACTCAGGAGAATTACCCCGAGGCTGAGGCTGTGATGATTGACATTCCCATGTGGGATTCAGTCACCACCGAGACCTATGTACGCAAACGCTTGGACATGCACCGTGCCGCCAAGCAAGCACAGGAATTCGGGGAGGATTTACAAGCCTGTACCGATGAAGAACGATGGATGAGCGAAACCATCTACGCAGTAAAGAGGGAAGGACGCAAGACTGCGATCCGAGTGTTTAAGTCAATAGATGAAGCCAATGAACTGGCAGAAAAGGAAAAAGGATATGTCGAGGAAAGAAAAGGCGAACCCAAGCGATGCACCGGAGATTTCTGCGGAGTCAGCAAGTGGTGTAAACAATACCAAGGAGAACTCAATGTCGCCCCATGATTTACTGAAGATCAACGTCAATGATCACACCGAGAAGAAGAATGGCCTGACGTATCTGTCATGGGCATGGGCATGGGCTGAGGTTCTCAAAGCTGATCCTACCGCCCACTTCCATGTAAAAACGTTTATGCGTGACGCATATACCGAGATGCCATACATGGACGTTAACGGCACGGCAATGGTTTACGTGTCTGTGTATATGTTTGGTCAGCCACGCACGTGCATGTTGCCAGTGATGAACCACCGCAACCAACCGATTCAAAACCCTGACGCTTTCCAAGTTAACACAGCCATCATGCGTTGCATGACCAAAGCTGTTGCGCTCCACGGTTTAGGGCTTTATATCTATGCGGGTGAGGATCTACCGGAGGAGGACGCAAAAACTCCTCCTAGCACGGAGGCAAAAGCTCCGATGGGCGAACTGTACAAGAAGGAAGATGGCGCTAAGTACGAGAAGATCTTAACTAAGACTGCCAAGAAGACAGTGCAACCCGCTGAGTGGGACAACTCAGACGCAAGTCGTAAGTTGTTTACCGAAGAAATGATTGAGTGGACATCCCACTGCACCACAGTAGCCGGTTTAAACAGCTACTGGAAGAGCAATGAACTTCAGCTTGATTCGCTGAAGCAAACGCACCCTCCCCTTTATGAGGAGGTCTTGAACTGCTTCAAAGCCTTGAAGCTAAAACTAAACCAAACGGAGAAACCCAATGAGTGATTTTGAAACACGCCCCGACACAGGCTCTTTGTTCGCAGAGCAGAGCAAGAAGAACCCCAAGTCTCCGGATTATTCCGGAACGATTGCCATCAATCTTAAAGACCTGACAGCGATCAAGACTGAGAACGGCCTGACAGTTATCAAGCTGTCCGGTTGGAAGAAGGTCGGCAAGAGCGGTAAGACCTATCTGTCACTCGCAGTGAACCGATTCGTCCCACAACAACAAGGCGGTGTACGCCAAGAAAATCAAGCGCAGGATTTCCCTGCTGATGACCAAGACATCCCATTTTAAGGAGAGACCATGTTAAGCAAAAAGATTCGTGAATACAAAGCGGCAAACCCTAACGCCAGTGCCAAAGATATTGCCAAAGAATTGGGCACAAGTGCGGCCTATGTTTACCAAGTCTTAACGCCAAAGAAAAAGGCTAAGAAGGAACTGAAGCCAGTAGCTCCTACAGAAGGCCAATTGACGCTGCGCAAAGAAATTGAACGTTTAAACAAAGAGATCGAGGAATGGCGCAATATGTTCTTTGACAACCTTGAGACCCTTGGTCAGCTTGAGCAAGACGTGATTGGTTACCGTGCTGTGATCTCTTACCTCCAAGGCCAAATCGATGGCGTTACAGTTTGAAGCACGTAAGGTAGCGCTCAAGCAAGACCGTACCGGTTTTATCTTGACGCTTTCTCTGCACCCTGACGAAGTACCGGAAGAGATTCTGCGGGACTTTGTTGGGGCGAGATATGCCTGTGCGGTGGTTCGCATCCAAGATGATGAATCACCCACACCATACGACAACAGGGTTGCCAAAGCCGGAATGCTTTGCCGTGATCCTGACTTCCAAGAGTTCTTGTTGTGTGACAACGAGACAGACTGCATCCACATGTTGTGTAAACGCTGTGGTATTGACTCACGCACCGAGCTTCATGGCAACGTAACAGCCAAGGTTAAGTTTGATGCCTTAGTCAATGCATACGAAAAAACGAAAGTAATCGATGACCACTTCTAAAAAACTTAAACCATTTATGACGTACTTGGATGATGCCGACTACGTCAAGCTCAAGAAGTTTGCCCGAACCAAAAAGGTAACGATGGCTAGAATTCTGCGTGAGGGATTGGAGGTGCGTATGGCACAGGACAATCCTTATCTCAAGGGATTTAATGACGGGCTATCAGCCGCAACCAAGGTGATCAATGAGCATCAGGCGTCGCAGATGAGATTCCCATCAGGCAAGTCATTTGGTGAACTAATCAACGAAGAGATAGCAGTCTTAATCATGAGGGAGGTACCAAGTGAGAATGCTAAGGGGTGACCGCAATCAGTGCCAAGGCTGTAAGGAGTATTTCAACAGCACTGGTGCTTTTGAGAAGCACCGCACAGGCAAGTACGGAGTAGACCGCAGATGCAGAACTCCGGAAGAAATGATTGAAAAGGGATTTAGTTTAAACGCAGCTGGCTTCTGGATTGCTTCAAAGATGCCGGATCATCTAAAGATTAGGGAGAGAGAAGATGTTGACAACGGAACAGTTACGCAAGAAGGCTCGGAAGATCTATAACAATGACATGGTTCCCGACCATACCAACCGACACAACCAACGCAAGTGGGTGCGCTCAGTCTTGCAATTGGGGGATCGTTGGTTGATCGCTAAACCAATAGGGAGTCTTCATGCAAGCCAAGGCAATACTTGAATTTACTTACCCTGATGACGAAGACAATTTGTTATTTGCAATAAAGGGTAAGGACATGTACAAAACTTTAACAAGCATCAAGATGGCTGTCACTGGTGAGTTTACACATAAGGCAGACATGAATGTGGCGTTAAAACGAGTACGTGATTTGACGGATCACATGCTGAAGGAGTTAGGAGAGTGAGACCGCTATCAAGTGAATACACAAGATGCAAGCCAGTTGTCTCCAACGACAAGTGCGAGAACTGCAAGAGGTGGGTCAATCACCCTGAGCAGACTCGTGGCAATGGTGTAGTCAATGTGCAAGACAGCAAGAGCAAAGCTTGCTTTTATATTCCAGTATCACTACAGGAGGAAGCATGAATCAACCAGCATTTCCACTTCATAACCACGGGGCGCAAACACTTGGTATGCATCTTTCAGGCATGACACTGCGTGACTATTTTGCGGCTAAGGCTATGCAATCATTTCTAAATCATCTTGTAGAGCAAGGATGGTATGAAGATGATTTAAAACTTGTTGCTGAAACTTCTTACAGAATGGCAGACGCAATGCTGAAAGCGAGGGAAGCATGAACGGGCCTTTCCCTCCATTTCCAAACCCCAAGGACAAGAACGACAAGCGAGAGCCGAAGTTCAACCCTGACAACTACGAGGACGCGCCGATATGACTAAAGACGAAGCATTACGCCTTGCATTGGAGGCATTGGGATGGACTGATGAATGGCGACCTCAAGGACTTAAAGAAGAAGCCATTACCGCCATTAAAGCCGCACTAGAAGCGAAGGATGAGCCTGTGGCGTGGATGGTTTACACGCAAGAAGGGCACTCTGCGTTTGTGACTGACAACCCCGCAGTGATTCACCCAAGCCAACGGGCTTTGCCGTTGTACACCACACCACATCGCACATGGGTAGGGCTGACGGATGAAGAACAAATTGAGATGT